ATGCCATCAACCTATACCAGCAGCCTCAGGCTTGTTCTTCCGGCCACGGGGGAACTGAGCAATACCTGGGGTACGGTGTTCAACGCCGGGGCGACGAGCCTGATTGACTCCTCGATTGCTGGTACGTCCAGCATCACGATGACGGCGGCGAACTACACGCTGACCTCAAGCAACGGCGCATCAGATGAAGCGCGGGCCATGTTCCTCGTGCTTGGCGGGACTCCAGGCGGTTCGTACAACGTCATCGTCCCTGCGGTCAGCAAGCTGTACTTCGTGACCAACAACACGGGCGCAGCACAGACGGTGAAGACCTCTGCTGGGTCGGGAATCTCTGTGCCCAACGGGGCATCCATGACGCTGCGGTGCGATGGCACTGACGTTGTTGTAGCGCAGAACTACTTCGGTTCCTTGACGCTGGGGTCTCCCCTTGCTGCTGCCTCGGGAGGCACAGGTCTTTCTTCCCCAGGAACAAACGGCAACGTACTACTTTCAAACGGCACGGCATGGACATCTTCCGCTTTGCCCCCGGGTGGTTTGGTTTACACCTTCACCACAACACCTGTAACGCTTACAGATAAGCAAGGTGTTCTTACAGACACTTCTGGCGGTGCGTTTACAGTCACTTTGCCCGCTACCCCGTCTACAGGCGCACAGGTGGTGGTTGCTGATGCGGGGGCAAACTGGGGCACGAACAATCTGACGGTTGGACGAAACGGATCGACTATCGGCGGGCTTGCCCAGGATCTTGTGTGTGATATCAGCGGGGCCAATGTCCAGTTGATCTATGACGGCACCACGTGGGAAGTTTACGCACAGATCGGTGGTAACGGGGGGAGCGTTGTTACGCTCACTGACACCCAGACGCTGACCAACAAGACCATTGCGTTTGGCAGTAATACGTTGACCGATGTAGCCAGTCTGAACACGGCGCAGACGTTTACAGCGACAAAGACCTTCAGCGGCTCCACCAGCGCCCTAGCGGCGGTTCTGACAGACGCAGCCGAAGTTGCCACCATCAGCGCCACAGCAGCAACGGGCACGATCAACTACGACATCACCACGCAGTCGGTGCTGTACTACACCTCCAACGCCTCGGCCAACTGGACGGTGAACTTCCGCGCCAGCAGCGGCACCAGCCTGAACACGGCGATGAGCACGGGGCAGAGCGTGACGGTGGCATTCCTCGTAACGCAGGGTGCTACGGCGTACTACAACAACGTGGTGCAGGTGGATGGGTCTTCGGTAACGCCCAAGTACCAAGGCGGCACGGCATGGGCGGCAGGTAATGCTTCCAGCATCGACGCCTACGTCTACACCATCGTGAAGACCGGCAGTGCTGCGTTTACTGTGTTTGCATCGCAGACGAGGTTTGCATAATGCCGTTGCTTGAAACCAAAGGCGCTGCCTCTGCCCAAGGGTTTGGGCTTACATCTGCTGTTGCTGCTGCTAAGTACATTGAAGACTATTTCCAAACTTGGCTCCGAACCGGCACGGGCGCATCTGCAACGGTAACAACTGGCCTGAACGCAAGCATCAACAAGTCGCTGGTATGGACAAAATCTCGTTCTGCGGCTACAGACCACAAATTTACTGACACAGTTCGCGGCGCAACCAAGGCGCTGGTTAGCAATAGCACGGCAGCCGAAACGACCGACAGCCAAGGGTTGACTGCGTTTAGCTCTACCGGCTACACCATCGGCACAAACACAACGTACAACAACAGCGGCGCTACATACGTTGATTGGCAGTTTGTTGCTACGCCCAAGTTCTTTGATGTGGTGACGTATACGGGGAATGGAGTTGCTGGTCGTCAAATTGCCCACAGCCTTGGCTCAGTGCCGGGCTGCATCATTGTCAAGCGCACAGACACTAGTGCTGACTGGGAAGTTGCTCACAGGTCGCTGTGGGGCAGTGGTCTAAGCATTAATCTAAACAACACAGGCGCTGCGGTGTCTGGTTTCGCTTCAAGATTTGACACACCACCTACGGCATCTGTTTTCTATCTAGGCACAGACTTTGGTACAAATTGGTCTGGCGGCACCTACGTAGCCTACCTCTTCGCCCACGATGCAGGCGGCTTCGGCGCGTCTGGCACGGACAATGTGATTTCGTGTGGGAGCTATACGGGTACAGGGTCAACGCCGCTTGAAGTTAATCTTGGGTATGAGCCACAGTGGGTTCTTATTAAGCGGTCTGATAGCGCAGTCTCATGGTATATGGGCGATGTCATGCGGGGTCTTGCAAACACAAGTTCTGGCGGAGCTACGCTTCTGCCAAACACCAGTGACGCAGAAACATTTGTTAATTTTGTTTACCCGACTGCAACAGGTTTTGCGGTTAACTCAACATTTTCTGGATTTAACGCTTCAGGTGGAACCTACATCTACATCGCCATCCGCCGTGGCCCGATGAGGACTCCGACGACGGGGACGAGTGTGTTTGCGCCGTCAACAAGAACTGGAACTGGAGCCACGGGTACATCCACTGCGCTTGGCAGTGTCACTGACCTGACAATCATCAGGCAGCGTGCGACGGGTACGCAAGACTGGGCGTGGACAGATAGGTTGCGCGGCGCGACCCTTGAAGTGTCATCTTCAGTAACCACGCTAGAAACCGCATATACCAACGATGTAACCGGTTTTGATTCAATGACCGGTTTTGCGTTTGGGTCCGGCGCGTCCGGCCAAATCAACAGCAGCGGCAGCACTTACATAGACTATTTGCTTCGTCGCGCTCCAGGCTTCTTTGATGTGGTTTGCTATACAGGAACAGGGGCCAACCGCACAGTGACTCATAACTTGGGTGTTGTGCCTGAATTTTTGACTGTAAGAGCAAGAAGTGTTGGCGGAAGTTTTCTATGTTATGTCGGCTCGTTAGGCGCAACTAACGGATTAACTCTAAACACTCCCGACGAATCTTTTGCATTCAACACTTGGTGGAATGATACAGCTCCTACATCAAGTGTTTTTACCGTTGGGACCGGCAATACAAATTTATCCACTCGTACCTACGTCGCTTATCTTTTTGCCACCGTCCCAGGCGTCAGCAAAGTCGGCAGCTACACCGGCACGGGTGCGACACTGCAAATCAACTGTGGCTTCACTGGCGGTGCTCGGTTCGTTTTGATTAAGCGCACGGATGCTTCAGGCGCTTGGCACATCTGGGACAGCGCACGCGGCATCGTGGCGGGTAATGACCCCTACATCTTGCTAAACACCACTGTGGCGGAAGTCACCAGCACCGACTACGTTGACACGTTCAGTTCCGGGTTTGAGATCAGCAGCACAGCACCGGCAGCGATCAACGCCAACGGCGGGACGTTCATCTTCTTGGCAATAGCGTAAGGAATCATCATGCAAATCAGACTTCGCGCCACAGGCGCAGTGATGCTGGAGAGCGAGTTCCGCGCTTACCAGAAGGCCAACGGTGGCCCGACTTGGGGCCGCACCACGGACGAGGTGCTGCAGGCGCTGGGCGCTGACCCGGTGTTTGAAGGCCCGCAGGCATCAGGCGGTACGGTCTATCAGTTCTCTATGCCTTCTGGTGTTGAGCAGATCGACGGCAAGTGGTACACCAAGCATATCCTTGGCCCTGTCTTCACAGACACCGAAGATGCCACCGCTGCCGAGCAAGAAGCGGCGTACAAGGCTCAGAAAGACGCCGAGCAGGCCAAGTCTGTGCGTGAAACCCGCAACCAGAAACTCAAGGACACAGATTGGACGCAAGTGGCCGACGCCCCGGCGAACAAAGCCGCATGGGCGGCGTACCGTCAAGCACTGCGCGACATCACTGCACAGGCCGGGTTCCCGTGGGATGTTACTTGGCCCACTCAGCCGGAGTAAAGCATGGCAAACCTTTCAAACATCATCACGCCCAGTAACGTCCTGACGGCGACCAGCACCAACACGCTGACGAACAAAACGATCAGCGGGGCAAGCAACACGTTCACAAACATCCCTCTGTCTACAGGAGTGACGGGGACTTTGCCTGTAGCGAATGGCGGTACGGGGGCAGCTTCTTTGACGGCCAACAATGTCCTGCTGGGCAACGGCACATCAGCATTTCAGGTTGTGGCTCCGGGTACGAACGGCAATGTGTTGACAAGTAATGGAACGACTTGGCAAAGCACCGCAGCCTCTAGTGGCGCGCTAACATTACTATCGACGATTACTGCCTCAAGCTCATCAACTGTAGATGTTGAAACTACATTTAGCAGTACGTATGAGGCGTATATGCTTGTTGTTAACGGCTTAAAACCTTCTAATAATGGCCAAACAGCCATATGTAGATTAAAGATTGGAGGGTCATATGTTACAACATCAAACTACAGGTATTGGAGATTTAATCAATTAACTGATTCTGCAACAAGTGCTCAGGCTAATGATAATGCAAGCGACAGCATTTATTTGACATCTGCAATTAGTAATGATGCATCTGCCCCCGGCGCACATTTTATTATGTATATCCACAACCCCACTCCAACGGGTACAACAAAGATGATTGATTGGAAAGGCGTTGTCGGCACATATGATAATTCCAGCGCGTTTCGAAATACCGACGGTTTTGCGGGAAATGCAACTACGGGTGCGCTTACCGGCGTACGTATCTTTTTCCCTGCTGGCACAGTGCTAAGTGGGACGTTCCGACTTTACGGTATGGCTAATAGTTAAGGAATAATTATGACACGTTATCACACAACCGCCGAAGGCAACATCCCGTTTACTGCGGAAGAAGAAGCAGAATGGGACGCCCAAGAAGCCGCACATGCGGCAAATCAAATCGCCCGCAAAGCTGTTGAAATTCGCAGTCAACGCAATCAGCGCCTGAAGGACACAGACTGGACGCAAGTGGCCGACGCCCGAGTGGACAAAGCCGCATGGGCGGTGTACCGCCAAGCACTGCGCGACATCACTGCACAAACCGGATTCCCTTGGGAAGTTCAGTGGCCCACTCAGCCGGAGTAAGCCATGAACTGGGCAGACGTTCTAAAAGCAGTCATACCGATTGTGGTTGCATCTTTGGCGTGGCTGCTCGGGCAGGTGAACTCTTTCTCTGAGCGTCTGACCAAGATCGAAGGCTCCATGCCTGCGCTCATCACATCTACCGGCGTGCCAACTGATAGTCCAATCTCTGCTGAGAAGCGTGCCACCCTCAAAGAGCAACTGATGGCACGCTTCTCAGCAGAGATTGGA